TTGAAAATACAGGGGATGACCGCACACGCAGTCGGTGCCTTGCTTCTTGGTTCGGCGGATAACTGGAACTTCAATGCTTCCAACCCGTGTCTGCACTTCGGCGGTAACTATAACCAGAACGGGAACCACGGGCTGTTCTACGTGAACTACAACAGCGCGTCCAACTCGAACGCGAACATCGGCTGCCGCGTCCTTTTATGGACTGGCTACCCACCTCCATACCCGGCAACGCAAAGACCCACGCCGGGGCGCGGATATCCTCGGCACCCCTTGGTGCAGATAAGCCATCAGGACACGGTTTAGTACACTCCCGCAACCTGCGGGGGCGGTGGAAAGACCGTGAGGCTAAAAGGAGGAAAACATTCCTGATGAAACGAGCAAACAACCTATTTCCAAAGCTGGTATCGGAAGAAAACCTGCGGCTGGCGATCTTCGCTGTGAGCGTGACACACCGCTTCCATCCGCACCACAGGCCAAACCGGACGGTGGCACGGGTGGAGGCGGACGTTGACCGCTATGTAAAAGAGCTGCGGGAGATCATTACAGGCGGTTACGAGGCGAACGAGCCGAGGCTTGCGCGGCGCTGGGACAAGAGCGCTGGCAAGTGGCGGGACATATCGGAGCCGAGACTGTGGCCTGACCAGTATGTGCATCACGCGGTCATTCAGGTGTTGGAGCCGATCATGATGCGGGGCATGGACAATTTCTGCTGCGGGAGCATCCGAAACCGGGGCATCCATTACGGCGTTCGGGCCATCAAGAAGTGGATGCGGACAGACCCGAAAGGGACGAAGTACGCCGAGGAGCTGGACATCCACCATTTCTACGACAGTTTGACAGCGGAGACGGTGATGAAGCGGCTCCGGCGGCTGGTGAAAGACCGGCGGATGCTGGAGGTATGCGAGCGGCTGATGAAGCACGGCATTCTGATCGGCGCTTACTTTTCCCAATGGTTTGCCAACACGGTGCTGCAACCACTCGACCGGCTGATACGGGAAAGCTGTCTGTGCGACCACTACCTGCGGTACATGGACAACTTTACCCTGTTCGGGCGGAACAAGCGGAAGCTGCGGCGGCTGCGGGAGCTGATCGAGAAATGGCTGGCGGCACACGGCCTGCGGCTGAACGGCAAGTGGCAGCTCTATCCGACGGCAAAGCGGACGGTGGCGGCGCTTGGGTATCGCTTCGGGCGAGGGTATACCCTGCTGCGGAAACGAAACATGGTGCGCCTGAAACATTCTCTTTCCGCCTGCCGCCGTGCCATGCGGCGGCACCACGCGATCAAGCCCGCATTGGCGCAGGGGCTTTTATCCAGACTGGGCCAGATGAAGCACTGCAATCACGTCCACTTTTTCCAGAGCTATGTGGAGGCGGGTTTGCAGCGGAAATTGAAATGCGTGGTCAGAGAACACGCAAGAAAGGAGCGGGCAAGATGGAATACGTCTACGGAACAAGCGTTATCGGCGGCGTAGAACGGGAAAACCTGAAAATCGTGGGCGGCCCCGCGCTGCGGGAGGGCGAATACCTGACCACGGTGCGGGAGTACGACGACAGCAGCATCACAGACCGCTGCCGCGTCGACCGGCACTATCACAGCGACACGGACGAGGACGGGACGAGGTACGACTTCTATACCATCAGCGAGCATTACCGGTATGTGGAAAGGATAAAGGTGATGGAAGAAACGAGAAAAGCAACGGAGATCGCCTTTGTGACGCTGGCGGAGAGCGGAAGCATCGACGCTGTGACTGCGGGCGAGCATAAGAGCCTGTTTGAAACGTGGCAGACCGGCGTTGCTTACACGGTGGGGCAACTGCGCAACTGGGGGGACAAGCTGTACAAATGCGTACAGGCGCACACCTCGCAGGCGGGATGGGAACCGGACAAGGCGGCTTCACTTTGGTCGGCGGCATCTGACCCGGCGGAAGAATGGCCGGAATGGAGCCAGCCGGTGGGGGCGCATGACGCTTACGCAAAGGGCGACAAGGTGAGCCACAATGGAAAGCATTGGACATCAACGGCGGATGCCAATGTGTGGGAACCGGGGGTATACGGCTGGACGGAGGCGACGGCGTGAGCAGCCATTTGCAGATCATCGCAGAGCTGGAGGCGCTTGTGGAAATGCAGGCGCGTACCGTCCGGGTGCTGGCGACACGCCTTGCGGAGCTGGGCGACACCGTGACCGGGCGAGACGAGATCGCGGAGGCCGACGAGGCATACCGCAGGGCCATCGGCTGGGACGAATGGCCGGAGTGAAAGCAGGAGGACAGGAAAATGTACATCGACGCGGACACCATCATTAAGGCGGCCAGCCTTTTGGGAGCAATCGGAGCGCTGGTCGCCGCTATTGTTTCCGTGTACAAGGTCATTGAGAGCAACAAAAAGCAGAGCGAGTTCATCAACGCCATTCAGGAGGAGCAGACGCTTATCTGCTATGGCCTGCGCGGCGCGCTGCAGGGGCTTGTGGAGCAGGGGTGCAACGGGCCGTGCAAGGATGCGCTGGACAAACTGAATAAGCACCTGAATAAAAACGCGCATCCGCACATCAAGGAGGACTGACATGGCGGGAAAGCGAACGCAGACAAAGACGAAAGGCCGGAAGAAGCGCATGGGAACCATGGACTTTATTCTGCTGATCGTCTTTTTGTGTCTGACGGTATTCACGATAGCCATGATCGCGCTGTTTACCGTGTACGGCTCCGTGCCGGATACGCTGATCACCTGCGTGTTCGCCACGCTGGGCGGCGAGTGCGGCATCCTCGGCTGGATAAAGACCACCAAGGAGAAGAAGCAGGACAGGCGGTGGCAGCTTGCGGACATGAGACGGGAAAAGGAGGAGGCGGAACGGATTGCACAGCAGACAGAGGAACCGTGAGGAGGGATAGATCATGCTGGCAGGGAAAAACAACGAGGAGAAAATCTGGAATTATCTGAAAGGCGCGGGGCTGAACGACTTCGGCACCGCCGGTCTGATGGGAAACCTGTATGCGGAGAGCGGCCTTATCCCGAACAACGTGGAGAACCTATACGAAAAAAGGCTTGGCGTGACCGACGCAAGCTATACGGCGGCGGTGGACAGCGGCAAGTATCAGTTCTTCGCAACGGATAAGGCGGGCTATGGCCTCGCCCAATGGACATACTGCTCCCGCAAGGCAGAGCTGCTGGACTATGCCCAATGCTGCCGAAAGAGCATCGGCGATCTGGAAATGCAGCTTGATTTCCTGATGAAAGAGCTGCGGGAGGGCTATAAGGCGGTGCTGGCCGTGCTGAAAACGGCTGGAAGCGTCCGGGCAGCATCGGACGCGGTGCTGCTGAAATTTGAGCGCCCGGCAGATCAGAGCGAGGCGGCGCAGGCCCGGCGAGCTGCGTTCGGCCAGAAGTATTACGACAAGTATGCGGCAGGGAGCGCCGCAGGAAGCGGAGGAAAGCCCATGACGGAACAGGAACAGCGGCAGAAGATCGTGAGCATCGCACAGAGCTACATCGGATGCAAAGAGAGCGACGGGAGCCACAGGAAGATCATCGACCTGTACAACAGTCACAAGCCGCTGGCCCGTGGCTACGCCGTGAAGTACACGGACGCATGGTGCAGCACGTTCGCAAGCGCCGTAGCCATCGCGGCGAGAATGACCGACATCATCCCGACGGAGTGCGGCTGCGGAAAGCACATCGAGCTGTTCAAGAAGCTGGGGAGCTGGCAGGAGGACGACGCTTATGTGCCGAAGCCCGGCGACTATATTTTCTACGACTGGCAGGACAGCGGCGTGGGAGACTGCACCGGCAGCGCCGATCATGTGGGCATCGTGGAAAAGGTCAGCGGGACAAGCATCACCGTCATTGAGGGCAACTACTCCGACAGCGTGAAGCGCCGCACCATTTCTGTGAACGGACGGTACATTCGCGGCTACGGCGTACCGAAGTACGGCGGAAAGGAGGCGACCGGCGGCGGGACTGCGGCGGACGCTGCACCGGCCAAGGGCGGCGGGTGCAAGGTGGGCGACATCGTGACATTCACCGGCGAGAGGCACTACACCAGCGCAAACAGCACCGTGGGCAAACCGTGCAAGCCGGGCAAGGCCAAGGTGACGCAGGTGTACCAGCCGCTTGTGAGCAGGCATCCGTATCACCTTGTCGCCGTGAGCGGCGGCGGAAGCACCGTGTACGGCTGGGTGGACGCGGCGGACATCAAGACCGAAGCGGCGGCGCTGGCCGTGGGCGATCAGGTGACGATGGACAAGGCCGCCACAGTCTACGGCACCACGCGCAAATTCTCCTCGTGGGTGTACAGCGCAAAGCTGTATGTCCGGGCAATCAGCGGCGACCGCATTTCAGTTTCCACGCTGAAAAGCGGTGCGATCACAGGAAACGTGGACAAGAAATATCTGACGAAAGTGTAAGGAGGTACACACCATGACACAGATCATTCCCGACATCATCAACATTGTCATTGAGGCCATTTTCGCCATCCTCGGCCTGTTCTTCACCGGCGTGGCCATTCCGTGGCTGGTCAAGACCGGCATCCCTTGGCTGAAAGACAAGCGCCTGTACGGCATTGTCACCGTTCTGGTCAAGGCGGCGGAGAAGCAGCGCGAGGCCGGTACGCTGACCATCCCGAAGTACGATTATGTGGTGCAGATGCTTGAAGCAAAGGGCATTAAGGTCACGGCGGAGGTAAAGGCCGTGATCGAGGCGGCGGTTAAGGAACTGGACATCGCCGTGGACAGCACAATCGGTACGCTGGATGGCATTTTTGTGGAGGAAACCACCGGCAAGACGGACGGCGAAAAGGAACTGAATAACTGAAATTATCCCCCGGCTGCTATACTCATAGATATAGCGGTCGGGGGATTTTTTGTGCGTTCGCAACGAAAAATCAGTTGCGCGGCAAGGGATTTACAGGTATCATAATAAGACAAAAAGCGACAAAGCAAACCGGCGGAGCGGAACGGGCAAGACCTGACACCGCCCGCGCAAAAGCATGAGAGAGGAGGTTTTACGGTGCAGACCGGAGGGAGAACATTTAAGCATCTGACCAAGAACGACAGGCTGCGCATTGAGAAGTGGCAGCGCAGGGGCTTGAAGCCGCCGCAGATTGCGGAGAAGCTGCGCGTCCACGTTTCCACCATCTACCGGGAGTTGAAGCGCGGAGAGTATGAGCGGCTGGACGGGGCGACGTGGGAAATGGTGACGGCGTACAGCCCGGACATCGCGGAAGCGCGGTATCAGGAACACTTGCGGGAGAAAGGGCCAGACTTGAAAATCGGCAAAGATCACGAGCTTGCAAACTACATCGAGGCGACAATCGTTGAAAAAGAGTGCAGTCCCGCTGCCGTCCTCGGCTACGCGATGATGGAGGGGCGGACATTCGAGACCTCGGTTTCCGTGACGACGATCTACAGCTACATCAAAAAGGACCTCTTTCTACAAATCACGCAGGTGGACTTGCCGCGCCGCGGGAAGCACAAGCAGGGCTATAAAAAGGTCAAGACCAAGGACGATCAGGCCAGAGCCTCCGCAGGCGACAGCATTGAACAGCGCCCGCCGGAGGTGGAGAGCCGCGAGGAGTTCGGGCATTGGGAGGGCGACACCGTGTACAGCGGAAAGGGCAAATGCAAGACCACCAGCGCCCTGCTGACCCTGAATGAGCGCAAGACGCGGAAAGACATCATCATAGGAATACCGAACAGAAAGGCGGAAACCGTGGTCAAGGCGCTGGATGCGCTGGAGCGGAAATGCGGAGCCAAGCGGTTCAGGGTAATCTTCAAAAGCATCACTTTTGACAACGGCTCAGAATTTTCGGCGGCGGAGGAGCTGGAGCGGAGCGCTGTCAACAAGACCATCCCGCGCACCAAGGTATATTTCTGCCATCCGTATTCTTCGTGGGAACGGGGGAGCAACGAGAACGCCAACAGCATGATCAGGCGGCGGCATCCGAAAGGCACAGATTTCTCCAAGGTCAGCGCGGCGGAGATCGCGGCAACGGAGGAATGGATTAACAACTATCCACGGAAAATCTTCGGGTACAAGAGCAGCGAGGTCATGTTCCGGGAGTGCCTGCGGGAGATCGGGCTGATCGCGTAACAGGAAGAAACCAGCACAGAGGACAATCAAAGGGAGAGGATGTGAGTGGAGCGGAACACGGGGAACAGAACAGGAAAACACGCAGGCTGCCGACCATGGGACATGACGGCGGCCATGTTGGCTTGTCAAAATTAGACAAAACAAGAAGTGAAAAATTGTGCGCATTTAATGCTTGACTTTTGCCGGCACGACAAAATTTTCGCTTCATCTTGTCAGGGCGCGCGCTCCGTGTTATAATTTATTAGTTAAAGTATATCAACCGGGAGGATAACCCCTTGGAACGAGAAAAGGTATTGGTCAGCGCCGAGGAAACGGCGCGGCAAAAGGAATATATGGATAAGGTGCGCGCGCTGCACGAGCAGCGCACGACGAAGCCGCTGGCCTACGTCCACACCTACGGCTGCCAGCAGAACGTGGCGGACGGCGAGCGGCTGATGGGAATGCTGCGCGAGATGGGCTGCGAGTTCACCGACGACACGAAGCGCGCCGACATCGTGCTGATGAACACCTGCGCCATCCGCGAAAACGCGGAGAAAACCGTTTACGGGATGCTCGGCCAGCTCACGCACACCAAGGCGGCGAATCCCGACCAGATCATCTGCCTGTGCGGGTGCATGGCACAGCAGCCGCGCGTGGCGGAAAAGGTGAAAACCAGCTACCGCCACGTCGATCTCGTGCTCGGTCCGCAGGCCGAGTGGCGCTTCCCCGAGCTCTTGTACCGCGCCTACACCGAGCGCGGCCGCGTCTTTTCCATCGACGACGAGCCGGGCCGCATCGCAGAGGACATCCCCGTCTACCGCGTCGGCGGCGCAAGCGCGTGGGTGAGCATTATGTACGGCTGCAACAACTTCTGCTCGTACTGCATCGTGCCCTACGTCCGCGGCCGCGAACGCAGCCGCGAGCCGGAGCAGATCGTGCGCGAGGTCCGCGAGCTGGTCGCGGCGGGCTATAAAGAGATCACGCTGCTCGGTCAGAACGTCAACAGCTACGGCAAGGATCTCGGCACGGGCTATGATTTTGCCGACCTTCTCGCAGAGATCGACCGGATCGACGGCGACTACTGGGTACGCTTCATGTCCAGCCAGCCCAAGGACGCGACGCCCAAGCTCTTCGACACGATGGCGGCGAGCCGCCATGTGACGCATCAGCTGCACCTGCCCGTCCAAAGCGGCAATGACCGCGTGCTGCGCGCGATGAACCGCCCCTATACCCGCGCGGGCTACCTCGAGCTGATCCGCTATGCCCGCAGGGTCATGCCCGACCTCGTGCTCACGAGCGACATCATCATCGGCTTCCCCGGCGAGACCGAGGCGGAAGCGATGGACACCGTAAGTCTGATCAATGAAGTCCATTTCGACGCGCTCTTTACGTTTATCTTCTCTCCCCGCCCGAGCACGCCCGCGGCGAAGCTGGACGATCCCACGCCGCGCGAGGAAAAGCAGAAGTGGTTCGACGCGCTCTGCAACGCCCAGAACGCCATCAGCGCGGAGAAGCACGCCGCCTACATCGGCAGGACCGTGCGCGTGCTGGTCGAGGGCGAGAGCGACGACGCGGACTGGCCGCTCTCCGCGCGCACCGAGGGCAACCGCCTCGTGCGCATGAAGGGCGACAAGAGTCTTATCGGAACGTTCACCACAGCAAAAATTTCGGGCAGCAACACCTGGGCGCTCTACGGAGCCGCGGAGGAAACGATATGAAGATCACCACCTTACTGGAAAACAAGACCACCTGCGATGCGCTCCGCTGCGAGCACGGGCTTTCGCTCTACATTGAAACAGCAAAGCATAAAATTCTCTTCGACTCCGGCGCGAGCGACGCTTTCTGGGAAAACGCCAAGGCGCTCGGCATCGACCTCGCACAGGTCGATATCGCCTTTCTCTCCCACGCGCACAACGACCACTGCGGCGGCCTGCTGACCTTCCTGCGGGGCAACCGCACCGCGAAGGTCTATCTTCAGAAGGAGGCCTTCGGTGATTACTATGTCGTGACGCCGACGAAATGCGCCTTCATCGGTCTCGATCCCAAGCTGCACGAGTACACCGACCGCTTCGTGATGGCCGAGGGTGTGACGAAGATCGACGAGGAGCTGACACTCTTCTCCGGCATCCGGACGCACGAGCTCCTGAGCGAGGCGAACGCCACGCTGCGCGAAAAGGTCGGCGGGGACTATCCCCGCGACACCTTCCGCCACGAGCAGGACCTGCTGGTGACGGAGCACGGCAAAACCGTCCTCTTCGCCGGCTGCGCCCACAGCGGCATCGTCAACATCATCAACCGCGCGGAGGACATTCTGGGCCGCGCGCCGGACTATGTGTTCGCGGGCTTTCATCTCTACAATCCCTCGCTCGGTCAGAGCGAGCCGAGAGCCCTTGTGGACGCGGTGGGCGAGCGCCTGCGCGCGCGGAAGGCGACGCGCTACGTCACCGGCCACTGCACCGGCGACGACGCTTACGCTTGGCTGCACGAAACGCTGGGCGACCGCCTCGCCTACATGGCGACCGGAACGACCTTTACGATCTGATTTTTAGAAAGTGAGCAACGAACATGGCAGACCTCACGCCGATGATGCGCCAATATCTTGAGATCAAGGAGCAGAATAAGGATTCTATCCTCTTTTTCCGTCTCGGCGACTTCTACGAGATGTTCAACGAGGACGCGAAGCTCGCCGCGCGCGAGCTGGACCTCGTTCTCACCACGCGCGACCGCGGCAAATCCGCCGAGGAGCAGACGCCGATGTGCGGTATTCCGTACCATTCGAGCGACGGCTACATCGCGCGGCTCATCGCCAAGGGCTACAAGGTCGCCATCTGTGAGCAGACCGAGGACCCCGCGCTCGCCAAGGGACTCGTCAAGCGCGACATCATCCGCGTCGTCACCCCCGGCACGGTGATCGACAGCGCGTGTCTGGACGACCGGCGCGGCAACTTTCTGTGCGGCGTGTTCCTCGACGAGCAGAACGCGGGCGTCGCGTTCTGCGATATGTCCACAGGCCACACGCACGTCACCGCCTTTTCCGGCGCGGACCGTGCAGAGCATCTGTGCAATGAGCTTGCGCGCTTCTCGCCCGCCGAAGCAGTGCTGAGCGCGGGCGCGTATGCGGACGAGGAGCTGAAAGCCCTGCTTGCCGACAGGCTCTCCTGCCGCGTGGAGCGCGGCGAGGCGCGCTTTGACCTCAAGGCGGCGGAAAAAGCCGTGCTCGCGCAGTACGGTGAAGATGCCTATGCCTCGCTCCCGCGCAATAACCCCGCCGCGGCGCTCGCACTCGGCGGCCTTCTGAGCTATCTGCACGAAACACAGAAGAGCGACCTATCCTACATCAGCGATCTTGAATACTACGAGCAGGGCCGCTTCATGGAGCTGGACCTCTCCGCCCGCCGCAATCTGGAGTTGACGGAGACCATCCGCGGCAAGGAAAAGCGCGGGAGCCTGCTTTGGGTACTTGACAAAACGAAAACCGCCATGGGCGCGCGCTGTCTGCGTTCCTGGCTGGAGCGTCCCCTGCGCGAGGTCGCTGCCATCACACGCCGCTCAAACGCCGTCGGCGCGCTGGTGAACGACACAATGGCGCGCGAGGAGCTGGTCCTCGCCCTCTCCGGCATCAGCGACATGGAGCGGCTCATCGGCCGCATCGTCTACGGCACGGCGGGCGGGCGCGACCTCGTCTCGCTGCGTAATTCCATCGAGCAGCTCGCCGCCGTGCGCGAGCAGCTCGCACACTTCACCACGGGCCGGCTCGGCGAGCTTTCGCAGGAGCTTGACCCGCTCGCGGACATCGCCGCGCGCATCGCCGAGACCATCGTGGACGAGCCGCCGTTCTCCGTGCGCGAGGGCGGCTTCATCCGCAAGGGCTTCAACGCCGAGGTCGACCGCCTGCACGACATTCTATCCGGCGGCAAGGGGCTGCTGGCCTCCATCGAAACGCAGGAGAAGGAGCGCACGGGCATCCGCACGCTGAAGATCGGCTACAACAAGGTCTTCGGCTACTACATCGAGGTCTCCAATTCCTTCAAGGATCAGGTGCCCGACACCTACATCCGCAAGCAGACGCTCGTTAACGGCGAGCGCTACATCACACAGGAGCTCAAGGACCTGGAGCAGGAGATCCTGACCGCGGGGGAGCGCGACAACGCGCTCGAATACGAGATCTTCTCCGCCCTGCGCGACGAGATCTGCGCGAGCGCCGAGCGCATCCAGAAGACCGCCGCCGCGGTCGCGGAGCTTGACACGCTCGCGTCGCTTGCCGTCGTCGCGGTCAAGAACAACTACTGCTGCCCGGTGGTGGACGATTCCGGCGTGATCGAGATCCACGACGGACGCCATCCGGTCGTCGAGCGCGTGCTGAAGGACGTTCTCTTTGTGCCGAACGACACCTATATGGGCGAAAAGGAAAACCGCGTCGCCATCATTACGGGCCCCAACATGGCAGGTAAATCCACCTATATGCGTCAGGTCGCGCTCATCACGCTCATGGCGCAGATCGGCTCGTTCGTTCCCGC